ATTCTTCTGAATCATCTTGTACTTCTTGGGCTTTAGATAAATCAGGCCAAATTTTAAGTAATTCAGTTTGATCCCAGAAAGTCACACCGTCCCATTCGCTTTCTTCAGCTTGAGCTTTCTTTAGAGCGTCTTGTTTGGGAAAATCTTTATCTCCAGGTTGGGCAGGTTTATAATTTTTGCCCATTTTTTCTTTTTTCTTTTGGATATTATACCAAAGACCTTTATTAGCTTCTGATTCTATAACAACTGAACCTTCAACTGGCGCACCAGCTCTCCATTGTCTGCATGACCAGTATTTGGCTTTCCATTTCGGCCCAGCGTTTTTGTCGCAACCATGTCTTGCTCTAAAACTTTTTCTTCTAGCAGGATCATCTCTCTTGATCTCCATGTTTGGATCGCCAAAATTTACTTTGACGACATTGCTCTTTTCGTTTTTTACATATACAGAAAACTTCTTAGGACCACTGGGAGTTCTAAAAGGCTTGTTCAAAGTCTTTTTCTCGTTAGCAGCTAAAGATATTTGATTAGAAAAATCTAATTCTATTTTGTTGTTATAGTTCATACCAGAATTTGCTTGAGTTGTTTTCTTCGTCTAAATAAAGTTCTTCTACATTTTCAAAATCATAATTCAAATCATATTCTTTTATATCAATTTCAGCTTGAGCGAAATCGACATCTTCTAATTCCCAAGAATCTGATATATCAATAGAAGCCGAACTACGAGCAACATCAGAATCAGCTTTTCTGTAAGAATCTTTAACAGATTTACCCGCCATCATTCTCAAAAACATATTAACCCGCGCCGCAGCCCATCCTCCTCTAGTCATTCCCGGCCTATGAGAAGAGCTAAATGCTCCAGCGCCTCTACGATATACCTTTTTTAACTGAGTTAAATTAACTTTTCTAGAATGATTAGAGTTATGATCTTTTACTTTGTTTTTAAGCATCTCTATAACTTTAGTTGAAAAAGTTATTGCGTCACCGCTTGTTCCAGCAGATCCAGGTTTATTTTTAGAAGACCCTTTCTTTTTCTCAGAAGGCTTAGATGGAGTTTGCGCCCCACTTTTTGGCCCAGATCTTTTAGCTTCTATTTCAACGTCAAGTTTCTCTAATTTTGGCAATACAAAATTTTCTCCAGAGATAATAACGTCTTCAACGGGAGATTTAATCTCCTGTTTTTTATACTCGATCTCAATTGGATCGTTAAATGCTTCCGAGTTCATTTATTTTTATTATATTACACTAATTTATTAATTATAATTTACTATTTAATAAAATTGACGCCATAAATGGATCAAGCCCATGCTCAACTGCAATATTATTTATCTCGTTTATTCTAGTCGCATTTGAATCTATAGGATTATTACAATATTTTTCGACGTTTTGATCCCAAGATTCCGAGGCTTCATTTGCTATAATTATTTTAGAAATCTCTTCAGCAATTTGTTTTTGACTATCATTTAATTTTTTCTTATTATGCTTCTTCTTTAAAAAGCCTTCTACTGAACCTTGAAGCTGTTGAAATTTAAAGATATTTTCTTTTATCTTTGTAAAGCTATAAGCGTTCGTAAAGCTATAAGCGTTTTCTTCAGCTTTAACTTGTTGTTTAATCTTTGTTGTTCCTGCTGGTCTTCCTGCTTCTGGAGCAGATTTAGCTCCGCCAATAATTGGAGCGTAAAGTCCTTCGTCTCTTAAAGTCTTAGCCGCTCTTTGAGATTCAACAGAAGACTCTAAATCTGGAAGCACACCAGTTTCGATTGCCTTGAGAGTTTCTTCTGGAGTAAGAACGCCAAGCTCCAAAAGTCTTGTATAAACACGATTTTGAGTTGTGTTGTCTTTCAAGTTTACTTCTTCAAAATAAGGAATAGGATATCCCCTAAATCCAAGAGCTTTAGATATTCTCTTTATCTCTGGAATTAAAAGGTCATTCAAGAAAGCTTGGCGACCTTGATTTAATCTCGCTAAGAACACTTCTATTTTAGCTTCTTGATTAGAGAATTTTTCTCCTCCGACTAAAATATTATTAAGACCAAGGTTAATGTCGTTATTGACTGTTTCGTATTTCTTAGGATCTAATAAGTCAGCAATCTTAGGAACCACGAATTCAGCTTTAGTAGTATAATCAGCAATAAGAACACGACCAACAGATTCATTTTCAAATAACTTTTGCATCGACTCTAGATTCTTTTGATTGATGCCGCCTTTTTCTGGTTCAGCACCCATTGTAACCAACAAAATGGCTTGCTGCATTGTGCGAGCAATAGCCATATCCATCTTCTTTAACTCAGCTTTAAAGTTAATATCTTCAAGAACTGGATATCCCATTGGAACAGCAAAAGGTTCATAATCTTGCTTTTTGTAAAATACAGATGTAAATCTTTCTTGATCAAGAACAATTCTTAAAGAACCTATCTTAGAAGTTTTTATAAGTCTCTGAGTTTCAGCGTCGAAACTATCGAAAATTTGCTGATCTTCTTCTGTGGTAATAACCCTTAATTTGCTTAATTCATATTCGCTAAGAACTTTATAATATTTGCCAGTAAGATAAGATGTACCGCTAGAAAATTGAATATCAACTGGATTTATAATAACGTAACGAACTGGAATTTTAACATTAGAAGTATTTAATGGTCCTTTTCCTAATAATTGAACAAGCCTATTTGTATCTTCTTCTTGCAGAATTCCGTCGAAGCGATAAATAAATACATTTCCTGAACGATAATATTCTCTAAAAAATCTATCCTGAAAACTCCAAAGATTAATCTTATTAAATAATGCTTGAAAGAAATCTCGCGCTTTTTTTGTTCCTCCTTGGAAATATAAATTGCTAACAGAAAATTCCGTCATCAAATCAATAACGTTTCTAAATTGAGCAAAATTATAATAAGCTTTTTGACATAAAATAGTAGCATCTTTAATGTCAATTGTACTTCTGTCCGCGAAATTAGTACGAGTATATTTAAATGGCATTAAACCATCATCAATATTTTTAAACTTGTCTGTTCTTTCTATAGATCCAGCCTTGTTTCTTCTCATGCTTGTGTTAGAAGAAGCTGTCGAAACCATCAAAGGCTCTATTTCTTGAGATTTAAGTTTTGATTTCATTTTATCTGATGGCGAGAACATTATATGTTACACTGTTTATAGTTAACTGTTGAACGTACAATTGCCCACTTGGAACAGAGCCTGTACCGGGAATAGCCCCAAAACCTTGAGTATAAAATCCTGTTTCTATATTAAATTTTGCGCCGCTCTTAACGATAAAACTAGAATCTTTATATAAAGTTTCTCTTGATCCGCTCTTGATTTCTAAAAATGAGCCGCTGTTTAAATTAATATAAGATTCATTATAATCTGAAACGCCGCTTAATTGAATTATGTCAGAATCTGATAATTGCAGCGAATTTCCTCTGAGTATTAAATCATTGCCATTTCCAGATACGACAATATCATTATAAAAAAATGATTGACCGCTATTAGTTAGTACGGCGTTACTTGAAACCCCTAAAGAAGAAGTTATTACAACTGATGATCCAGTTGTATTTCCTAACAAAGAAACATCTCCTGAAAAAGTTGTTTTTGTAGCGAAAGCTTGACCAGTTCCGCTAAAGATAATGTTTCCACTATTAAATGACACTCCGCTATTGAAATTTGTTATTCCTGAAAAGTAATTTGATCCTCCATGATAATTACTTCCAGAAAAATTAGCATTTCCAGAAAAGATATTATTTCCAATTAGATATGTATTTGTAGTTCCACCCGCACTTGTTCCAAGACGCACGTCTCCCAAAGACTGGAAGCTTCCGCTAAAAACCGTATTGACAACTCCGACGCTTAAAGTGTCAGTTACGACTATCGGATCATTAAAAGTAGTTGTGGAATTAAATGTAGCCGCCGCATCAAATCTAGAAGTTCCAGAAAATCCAGCAGCACCAGATACAATAAAAGTATCTTCCATTATAACTGGATTATCGAAAGAAACGTCTCCATCAAATCTAGCAACGCCAGTAATATTTAAAGTTCCTAATCCTGTTATATTTCCAGACACTAACAATCCAGAAGCGATTTGAAAATCTTCTCTAGCGTAAGAAGTGTCTTTTAAATCAGCCGCCCCGCTGACCGTAAGAGAGTTATTAAAGACAGAAGGCTTGGAAGTATATACTGTTGAGCCAGTGCTTGACACTCCTAAAGCTCCAGTTATATAATTTCCAATTTCGCCAGATTTGATCTGCTTTAAACCTATAAGACTTTGCGGCATTTTTATTAATTACACCTTTTTATATCATTCTTGGCGAAAAAGTACACACTTCTTTAATTTTAGATGAAGTCTCAAGTTCAAAATAAAACTTTGTAGCCCAATTTGCTAACATTAAAGTTGTGTAATTATCTTTTCTAGCTCTATTGGGAGACATGTCTCTTTTTAGATGTTGAGGCAAGTCAAAAGACTGAGACCCTTTGGCGGAAGATCTCACTTCTATTAACGCGCATTGCTTTTTCGTTTGATATATGATATTATCTTGGAATTCGATGAAATCTAAAACAGATTCATGCCCGACGTTATCTAAATTGACATGACAAGAACTTTGTATATCAAAAGCTTCGTTGTTAGCAGAAGTTCTAGACGCGAACCAAACTTTTTTATGATCGATGCAAGCTTGCAAGTAATTGTTTGCTTTACGAAGAAAGTCTGTCGTAAAATTTTGTTTAAAGCAAATCGCGCCTTTTTCCACATTATAGTCTCTTGCGGCCTTACGAGTCATAGATATATATTCGTTTCCTTCAAGACAAGTATCAGATTCAAAAAACTCTAAATTGATATTGGATTTTTTAAACAATTCGCTTTCTTTTGCACTATCAATAAATTGATATCCTGCATTATCGATACAAATCATAATCACATTGAAGCTCTTCATCAAATAGTATAAATAACTAATATGAGACTTTAAGTTGCCACCAGCAACAGCGTATCCATGAACCAATGTTCCTTGTTTACGTTCTTCGTCTAATTCGAAAACAGATATAGCAAAATAGTCAGAACTTGGGCTATTAGAAAAGCTAGGATCGATTCCTAAAATATATTTAACATTAGATTTTCCTCTAATCAACGTGTACGGAGCTTCTCCATCTGGAATTGTGCATTCATGCATCTTCTTTGCGCTGAAATATCCATCACTGCCATCTGTAAATTGAGCGCAATACTCTCGTAAAAACGAACTATGAGAAGTGCCACCATTTTGAGCTTCCTCAATAACAGTGTTGTCGATCATGTGTTTCGGCAAAGCTTCATAACCCATTTGAGCTATAAAATATTTAGCTTCGCCATCTTCATTAGAATAAATCTTATCATTCCACTCTTTGTAAGTTTTATATAAATTCTCAAATGTAAAAGAAGCTGAAGAAAGAGCTATCATTTTCGACGTGTTTGGAAACACCATTCTTTCTGTTTCAGTCAAATGTCCTTCTTTAATCAAGTTGTCTTCAATTTCTCTTATCTCCATGCGCTCTTTCATGTTTTGAGGAGCGACAAGGAATGGCATCAATACATTTTTAATAATATCTTCAGGTAATAGAAGATACTCGTCTAATAAAAGAATATTGGCGCGAAAACCACGAATCTTTTCTCCATTAAGAGGAATAGCTGTAATGGACCCTCCATTAATTTGCCATTCATATTGATCGTTTCGTTTAGCTTTCACGCCAAAAGCTTGTTGAAGAAGTTCGCCGCCTTTTGAATCGACGATCTTTTCTAAATAATTAAAAATAAAACGCGCAGTTCTAAACGTAGGACCGGCAATTAATATTTTTGTGTTAGGCTCAAATACACATTGAAGAAAACAAAAAACGCTGCCTAAAAAGCTTTTGCCGCAACCACGACCAAGTACATTCAAGCAAAAATTACGATTCATCATTGCTTTGAGAATCATTTCTTGATAAGGAGCGAGTTTTATTCCTGACAACAACTCAGTTGTAAAGCCAATATTGTTTCTTAGAAACTTCGCGAGAGTAATACGAGCTTCTTTATCATCAAGTTCTCCTTTAAGAAGTTTATATTCT